ACTCCCTAACACCACTGGCGGTGTAAACGTTCCCTCTTTCTGATATGAAAAAACTTGTGATGGCACTGGCAGCAGCACTCATTGCTGCTCCAGTGATGGCAGATCCAATCAAAGAAGACGAGTATTTCACTCCTCACGCTCAGGGGTGTATGCTCTTAGGAGAATGCACCGATCATGTCCAGGAAATTAAAACAGTTTCTGACCTTAATAAAGACAAGGAACTCGCTGATAGTGATTACAGTGTTATTGCTGATGAGTTTAACTCTCTCGTCCGATCACTTAATAAGGTCGGAGCTAGGGTTTTTCTAGCAGACATTCGATACTTCCCAGTTGGACATCGTGGCGTCTATCATACTGTAAGTAACAACTTCTTTTTGAATGTTGCTCACATGAAGCGTCCTGGTGTGGTAATGTCAGTGATGCGTCATGAAGGATGGCACGCTGCTCAAGACTGCATGGCAGGAACAATTGATAACAACTTCATTGCTATTATCAAACCTGAGGAAGATGTCC